CGCCGGGACCGCGCCAGCCTGGGGGCCACTCATGCGCGCCTGCGGTTTTGCCGAGTCCGACCTGACCACCCCTGACCGGGTTGAGTACGCGCCGGTGTCGTCCTCGTTCGAGTCGGTGTCCATCTACTACTACATGGACGGCGCCCTGCACAAAGCGCTCGGCTGCCGCGGCAATGTGGAGATCGGCGCTGGCATCGGCGAGCGGCCGACGCTCAAGTTCAGCCTGCTCGGCATTGACGGCGGCGTGACCGCGGCCGCGCCCTCCGGCGTGTCCTATGCCAGCTTCAAGACCCCGCTGATCGTCACCGAGGCGAACGTGGCGGAGTTCCTCATGGGCTGCACCTACGCCACCGGTGCGTTTTCAGGCGGCGCGGACTTCTGCTCGCGCGGGCTCACCCTGAACGCGGGCAACGACGTTCAATACATTCCGACGTTGGGCTGCGAGGGTGTGGACATCGTTTCCCGCGCCGCCACCGGCTCGCTGTCGCTGGACCTGGCCGCCGCAGCCGAGGTGACGGCCATGACCGCGGTGGAAAGCAACACCCTGACCAGCATCGGCATGACATTGGGGGCCTCGGCCGGCTACATCACCCGCATTTTCGTGCCCTACGCCCAGCGGACCAATCCGAGGTATGAGGACGTTTCCGGCCGGGCGCATGTTTCCTTTGACCTGCGCTGTGTTCCCGGCGCGACCGGTAATGACGAAATCAAGATCATCCTGACCTGATAACTGAACGCCTGGAGGCAACCATGTTTGAACTGAAAGCGCCCGAGTCATTTTGGTGGGACGCAGAAATCCCCATGCCCGGCGGCGAGACCGCCACAATCCACGTCCAGTACCGCTACCTGTCCAAGGATAAGCGGGACGAACTGACGGCCAGCAACCCGAATATTGACGCCGCCCTGGCAGGAAAGGTCCTGCTCGACTGGGAGGGCGTAATGGGCGGCGATGGCGAGCCACTACCCTGCAATCAGGAATCGCTCGACGCCATGACGGACATGTTCCCTGGCGCGCCCTACGGCCTGTGGATGGGCTACAATGCCGGCATTATCGGGCTGCGCAGAAAAAACTGAAAGCGGCGGCCCGGCGACTGGCCGGCCGGGACACGCCGCCGCAGATCGACGACGAGGCCGCCCGCGCGGCCATCGCCATGGGTATCCCGCAGGCCGAGGTGGTGGCCGCGCGCACGGCCCGGAAGATTGACCCGCTGGGGATCTGGCCGGAGAACTGGCGCCCGGTGTGCATCGCCAGCGCGATGCACACGCAATGGCGGATTGGGCCGGCCGGGCCGATAGGCTGGGATTACAACGCCCTTCCGATTGTCGAGGCCCGGATCGACGCGCCGACCGGTGATGATGCCGCCGATGAGTTTCACGCCCTGCAAATTATCGAGGGCGAGCTTTTAACACTGCTGCGAGAAAAGAATGGCTGACAACAAAATTCAGGTCCTGCTTGAAGTTGACGACAAGGGGACCGCCTCGCTGCAGCGCTTCCAGCGGGAGGTGCAGACCGTCGGCCGCACTGGGTCTACCTCGTTCGGCCAGGTCACGCAGGCCAGCACCGCCACCACCACCAGCTTGACCGGTCTCGGGACCGCCGCCAAAGCCATGGGCACTGCCCTGGCCGCGGTCGGCGTGGCGAACTTCGCCAAGTCCGTCCTCGACACCACCATCCAGATCGACTCCATGCAGCGGGCCATGACGGCTATTTACGGCAGCAGCCAGGCTGCCGCCGCTGAAATGGAGTTCCTCCGCGCAACTGCTGACCGCACCGGCCAGAACGTCTACAAGCTGGTTGATTCCTACAATCAGCTTTCCGCGTCCACCAAAGATACCGCACTGGAAGGCGAGAACACGCGCAAGGTGTTCTCCGCCATGAGCGAGGCAGCGTCCGTTCTCGGCATGAGCAATGAGACGGCCAGCCGTGCCTTTGTCGCCCTGTCGCAGATGGCCAGCAAGGGCGTGATCTCCATGGAAGAGATGCGCCAACAGTTGGGAGAGGCACTGCCGGGCGCGCTCAACCTGTTTGCCAAGGGCATGGGCATCGGCGTTGATGAGCTGACCGAGCTGATCAGCAAGGGCAAGGTCGGCGCCGAGGAGCTGACCAAGTTTGCTGACGCGGTCCATCAAGCCTACGGCGAGGCGGCCGAAACCGCGGCGCTTGAGTCGGCCCAAGCCGCGATGAACAAGATGGAAGAGGCGTGGACGGATTTCAAGCTCGCCGTCTCGGACACCTCGGCCATTGTCGGCGCCATCCACCTGATAACCGACACCATCAAGGCGGCGCAGTCTGCGGTCGAAGCGTTCGCAGCAGCATGGAATCGCATGCTCACCCTGTACGCGGACGGCATGCCGGCCGTTGCCGGGGCGTTCAGTGGGTCGGCGCTCGAAGGGCACGAGCTGGCGCTCAAGCGCATCGAGATAGCCACGGGCAAGATTGGCGAGAAAGAGGCGGAGATTGCCCGCATCCGCGCCAACATCGCAGAACAGGGCTACGCGAGCCCACAGCAGACCGCGGCCATTGAACGGCTTACCGGTGACCTTGACAAGCTTAAAATGGTCACTGGCGAGGTACAGCGGGAGATTGTCCATCTCGCCCCGGCCAGCGTCAAAACCGCCGTGTCCATCCGCGAGGCTGGGGATGCCGCTGGCGACACCGCCGGAGCTAAAGACGAGTTGGCAAATGCCAGCGAACGCGCAGCCAGAGAGGCGGAGAAACTCGCGCGTGAACAAGCCCGACTCGCCAAGGAGACGGAAACAGCCGGTCGCGCCATGATCGAGGACGCGGCTAAGCGGCGGGAACTGACGCTTGAGCTGACAAAAAACCTGACCGACACCTCGGCCGCCTACGACACGCTCGGGCTGACCAGCAAAAAAGCCTACGAGGATCAGGTTAAAGCCCTGACCGACGCCTATGAGCGCATCCTTTCGATTGAGCAACTCACCGACGATGAGCGGTTGCGGCTGCGCAAGGGGCTGCAGAAAGGGCTGATTAAGTTGGAGGACGAGTACCGCGGCAAGGTCGAAGAGACCACCGGCGCCATTGGCATCGCCTGGGAAGACCTGACCGAGGACACCAGGCAGGTGCTCCACGATTGGGTGGAGAGCGCCATCAAGATGGAGTTCGATTCCATTGGCGATGCGTTCGAGGGGCTGGCTGAATCCATCCTCAACGTGTGGATTGACCTGCTCGCCAAGATGATTGCCGAGTGGGCCATGTCCGGGATCATGGGGCTGTTTACCGGGAAGGGTTTCAGCGGCTTCAACATGGCAGCCATGGGCGGCACGGGTGGCGGGGGCGGCGTAGGCGGCTTTTCTTCCATCTTTGGCGGTGGGGGCGGCAGCAACGTTAAGCCTGGGCCTTACGCCTCCGGGTATGTCATGGCAAGCCCTGGGGCCGTCACCGGTATGCAGGCAGCAGGGGCGGGCCTTGGCATGGCAGCGGGCGCTTATGGCGTATACGGGGCGGCTAATGACGTTGCAAGCGGCAATGTGAATGCCGGCACCGTTCTTCAGGGCGGCCTGGGGGCCTATTCCCTTTATAAAGGCTACCCGACCGTGGCCGCTTACCTTTCCAGCCTTGGTGGTTCAGGGGCGGCAGCAGGCGCAGCAGGAACGGCAGCGGCGGCCTATACCGGGGCGGGGAGCCTCGCCTATGGTTCAACCGGCTCGGTGGTCATGGACGCAATGCTTGCCTCCAAAATGGGTGAAGCGGCGGGGACCGCCATTGTCACCCAAACGGCAGCGGCGGGCACCACCGCCGCCGGCACCACCGCCGCCTCTGGCACCTCGTCCGCCGGCATGGGCGCGGCCGGGGCCGGCATGACCACCGGCATGGCCTTTACCGGATTTGGCGCCTTCGTGGCCGGGCTCTACGCACTGCAGCAGATGGGCCAAAACAGCAACTGGCAATCCATCACCTCGCCCACCCTTGGCATCGGCGTGGACATGCCCATCGGCAACAGCTTCGGCATTGGCGATGTGCGCAACCGCGCCAGCAACCTGACCCGGCCGGACTACTACACCGGCACGGGCGGCAACGCGGGCGGCGACAGCCCGGCCGACGCTTTCGGGGCGCTGGACGAATTCGACCTCAAGCCGATCATCGAAGACGCCAAGGGCCTGCTCGACATCCTCGCCAACCAGTTCGGCGACGGCCTCGCCAGCCTGGCCCTAAACCTGGACGGCAGCGTGGCCGCAACCGACCGCATGCTGGACGCTGCGGCCGGCTACGACGTGGCTCTCTCCAGCTCGGCCGAGATCACCGACCTGGCAGCGGCCGCCGTGGGCGGCAGCGAGCGAGCCATGGACGCACTGCGCGCCGCGCTCATGTCCCTCGGCCTGAGCGAGCAGCAGACCGAGACCGCCATGCTCGGACTCATCTCGGCCACCAGCACGGCGGCCAGCGCGGCCAGTACCGCGGCCAGCGCAGTGTCGTCCATGGCCGGCAACATCCGCAACCTGAGCAACACCCCGCTCAATATCCGCGTAGGCGTGGAGTCGTATCGGATCGACAACAGCAATCCATACGCCATCGAGCACGCGGCCGGCGGCATCTATTCGAGCCCGACCCTGATCCCGTCCATCCGCGGAACGCGCCATTTGGTAGGCGAGGCCGGGGCCGAGGCTATCATGCCGCTGCACGCCGGGCCCAAAACCCTGCAGCAGATGGACGCAAAACTTGACGCTCTGCTCGGCGGTGGCCGGCCGGTGCAAATGACCATCAACCTGGACGGCCGCCAGATCGCCCGCGCTACCATGCCCATGGTCGATGCC